CAGAAGAGTCCACTTCTTGCCCCAGCGATACCAGCTCTTCTGCCAGCGACTGAGACATCTTGGCATGGGAATCCTCCGCATACGATGTCGACATTTCCTACCAATCCTTTCTCGTTAGCCCAACCTATTGCTGTTGTTACATCGTCATGTAGCGGAACATCGGGCCAATGCTTCTGCAATACCTTTTGACAATGCTTATCAATCTCTACCTGTCCTACACATTTCATCCCTGCTTGCTCGAAGCCGAGATCAAATCCCCCGACTCCAGCAAACAGCGACACAAAAGTTAGTTGCTTCATTTCTTCTTCTTCGTTGTCTTCTCTAAAGACTTGATGTACTGCTCGAACTTCTCAATCTCTTCTGCGTGTTTCCACTCATAGAACTTATCTTCGATCTTGTAGTAACCCCACTCAAGGAAGTGATAGAGGGCAACACCTGCTGCGACTGAAAGTATCAACGCTAATGTTTCATTCATTTACTAACTCCATAAACTCATCTAGTTGGATAATGACAAATGCCTTACTGACATTGCTTTGCCTACGCTTGGCAATGACAAGTGGGATAGCTCGACCTGATTTCTTTCTTCGCTTCATCCAGTTATCCCTTTCAAGCACCGCTTCTTGCATCCAAGGCCCGGGCTTGAAACCTTTTTCGTTCTTTGCTTCGACTATGAAGTACTTCCTATTGGCGAAGAACCATAGGTCGCCTTCATCATATGAGCCAGAGAGGCGTAACCTCTCGGCAAGTAGATCTAACGATCTAAAGTATTCAACAAGGTCGGTCTCCCATTGGGATCCCTTGCGTTTGTTTGCCCTAGATTGCTTCGTGTCCACGCCAATAAATCAATCCCGGTCTTACATCTGCTCGACCTTGTGCATCTCCGTCTGCAATCTGTACTCTCGATGGATCGATGAGAAGGGTTGCATACTTAGTGCCATCGGCAGAATGTTCTCCGAATCGGTTCTTTACTGCTGCCACTTTTAGTTCTCCATATTCTGGATTCATTGCAATCGACAAGATCATCGAAGGCAACTGAGATGCCTTGCCAAGTATGGCTCGGCGTGGTGCTGGTTTGTCTGCTTCGTAATCTCTTTGCTCTGACATATGTGTAAGAGCAAGGACACAGGCACCTGTCTTTCTAGCAACATGATGAAGTTCGGACATGATTGCCCGAATGCCTGACCATTCTTCCCCTGTAACGGACACGCAATTCATTAGGTTATCTATAACGACAAGTGCCGGTGCCATGCCATACACCTCGCCATAAGCGAGGATCTCGAGTTCGATGGTGTCTATATCTGGTGACGGATCAAAGACCCACTTGATATGTGAGCCTTTTTCAGACAACATCGGATCGAAATAGTGTGAGTCCTGATCAAGATAGGTCTCCACTTGTTGTTGTGGAATCCCACTCAAAGCTGCAACAGTACGAAACATCTGTGTGATTGGATCCGTATCGGCAGAGAAGTACAGAGTTGGTACACCACTCTTGAGTGCATATACCAAAGCCATAAGACTCTTACCGGAGTTAGGTTGCCCAGCGATTAGGCATAGTTGTGATTGACGGAACCTCATCCCATAGCTCTTCAATGATTCCCACACATCGGGCAATGGTTTCGCTGATGAGTTTGTACTATGTACTGCTTGAAGTAGGTTCAACATTATGCAGCCACGCTTCGCTTTCTCTCGATCCGATACAACTTGCGTATCTCTTTTCTGTCATGGGCTGATGAAGCTCCCCAATAATGGAAGTCTTCGTTATGTAATGCCCAGTTGAAACAGTCTCTGAGAAGAGGACATTGCATACAGATTCCTCGCAGAACCTCGTAGTGGCTAAAGTCTTTCTCATCGGTGCAGAACATCTCTGATCCAACTGATGCACAGGCTTCTTTGCCGGTGTAAGCCGGGTACTTAGGTGTACCCGACTCCACCAACTGTGCTAAGAAGCGTTCGCTCTGAAGTCGCATTGCTGGCCTTGTGGTCGTTGGCAAGCATAGAAAGCACGATAAGGCTTTCCTGATGCTTTAGATACACCAGCAGGAACTAACTTTGCTGGCTCTCCATGCTTACAGACCTGACCAGCAGGGGCTGCGGCAGCAGGTGCTGCACCCCATTTATCAGATTGAATAACAGTACCGCCCAGAGCATTCGCAATCTGAGCTGTAGTCATTGGTGATCCAGCGAATGAGGACTTCATCTGCTGGAGTACTGCCTCTGCACCTGTCTGATCGAGGGCTGCCATTAGTTTGTTGGCGAAGCCTTCGTAGGTTGCATCGGCAATGACGAAAATGGTTCCATCTTGTGTCTTAGTTGACACTTGAAAACCGAGTTCGGCCATCTTAGTTAACCTCCGTGTGTTTGATTGAAAGCCGGACTGATTCCTTGCCGGCTGTTTTCTTTGGTACGAATCCGAGTTTGGCTAGAACTTCTGCCTCATCAATCGTTTGGCGTGGTGCCACCGTTGTCCAGTTGATTTCAACACCGGACATGGTACGACCGAAGATACCTTCGAGAGAAGTCTTGAGACCATCTGCTTTCGCTTCAAGTTTCTTTAACTCGTTCGTGATTTGTAAGTACTCCAAGGCATTGGAGTCGATGGAGGGATCATCAATCAGAACTTCTGACGGAGTGATCCCACCTTTTTTTAGGCCAGTACATCCGAGTTCCCCACTTGCATCAAAGTACTTGCAGTAGAACTGGCAGTAGCTGGCATCTTTGCCCGGGGCTGGTGCTTCGGAAGAGTTCTTGATTGCTTGCAACCACTCAAGTGCTTCCTCTGCAATGCTTCGATCATAAGGTTCTGAGTGAACCTTGATGTCTCGTTCATCCCCATCTCGTGGGATTGCCACAAGATTGACGGTATCCACTTCGAAACCTGATTCCGAAAGTAGGAGTCCGTAGACCTGTACCTGCCAACGCTGTTGCTTCGATGGGAAGTAGTTAAGATTCTTAGTCTTAGTACTCTTCCAGTCGACAACTGCTTTAGCAGATCGAACATAGAGATCGACATGGGCTTTGATCCCAAACGCCTCTACTTCCTGTTCAACGAGATACTCGTTCTGGTCAGGATCGACAAAGTTCAACGCCGATTCAATCGTGTTGTGGATTGCCGTACCCATAACTGCTGCGAGTTTCAACTCGTTGTCATTGGTCTCAGGCTGTTGATTCAGTCTGTACCAAACCTTTCTTGCACAACCTCCGAGTTCGGATGGCCCGACCTCTGTTTGTTGTGACCTTCCTCGTGATGCATCCTTCGCTTTGAGGACATCAACAAGGATGTTCTTAATCTCCTTCATTTGATCCTTCCACTTCTTCTGCTTCTTGCTCCGCTTTCAACTGCATCTGTCGTTCGTATTCTTTCCAATACAAACCGTAATACGCAACATCGAAACTAAATCGTTTCATATGTTGAGCTAATGCACCAGTATGTGCATACAGCTTGATACCTGCTTGCTTTAGTTTGCGGAAGAAAACAATATCTTCTCCAACAAACTTATCTCTACCTAGATCTTTCTCGGCAAAGAATGATTGATCCGGGAACTTCTTGCGAAGTACTGGAACTACTGACTTATGCATTAGAACCAATCCCATACCGGCACTATCGACTTGAATGATCTCATTATACGGCAATGGATGAATGAAGTTCATCAGATACTCTTCAGTAGGATGATCCATAAACAATGCTGGCATCGGTTGCATCAGAGTTCCTTCCATCGCCTTGGATACAAAGTACACCCCACATACGACAGGTCGTGCCAACTTGTCGGCAGCATCCCAGAGTTTCTTTACAATCTCAGCAGTTAAGACAACATCGGAATCTACCCACAGTAGCCAGTCAGTCTGCACCTGATCTGCCCACAGCTCGAGAAGATCCATACGCTGTCTAGCAATCTGATTACCTTGAACACGAACTGCATTGTTCACATAGATTCCAAACTTTGGAAGTCCAATAGTTGAATACAGAATACCTTCAGTAAACTTTCCATCAGTCAAACCATTGTCACACCAACCAATAGTTAGTGTCTCTTTACTACTATGCGGCATCTACTTTCCACTCCTTCCAATGCGGAACTTCAGTACCTTCTGGAAGAGTTGCCTTCCACTTCTTCCACGCTTCTCGCTTTGCGTGATTTGCAGGAGACCTGCCAGCAATCCGATCGCCTTTAGACTTTGGCTTTCTTGGATTTTTCTTGAAGGCTTTACCGTTTCGCCTGTTCGTATTTCTAACACCACTACCCTTGCCCTTCTTGGGTTTGCCCATCCTTTGCTTTCTCCTCTCGCAAGATATTCATTGCGTATTGCAATCCATCTACAACGCCAGCGTTGTAATCATTGGTTGGTAGTGGTCGTGCCGCAGCCAACTTACTGATGAACTTATCGATATAGAAATCCTTAAGTAACATTTTGATATCCCTTAATGTAATCCTCTACAAGTTTAGAGATCTTGGCTTCACCATCTATCGGTCTCCAAACCAGCATTGTTCCCGGCAGTATTAAGTTTTTCTCTTCGGGTAGTGGTACAAGGCTAACCATTCGATCTGCAATAAGGAAGCCCTCATGGAACCAATCAACAAGATCGAGCTTTGCTAATAGATACTTGCTTGATTCATACGCATGATCCCACCAGACGGATATCCCACCATCTCTGCCATAGGAAAATCCCATGACCCAAGGATGTGGGCGGAACGAAGTCTCCGATAGCTCAGACATCTGAGCATAGATGTTGTCGACCTCGACAAGTTTTTCACTCATGCCACAAGTGTGACACAAGGGTACGACAAAGTGTGGGATTTCGGTGTGTCGTGATATTCTTTGCCTACCCCTTCGGGGGTGGGGCAGAAACTTCAGGCGACACTATACGGTGTAGCACCTACCAACCATAAGTTTTTTATGGGGGGTAGGGGGGCATTTCTTAGGCTCTCCTACCGGTGTAGTTTTTAGGCACAAAAAAAGAGGGCCACCCGAAGGTGGCCCATCTCTTGTCTTACCAGTATTTAGTTGTCGTCATCGAGATCTTCAGGATCAGTCCATAGGGCTGATTCCGTCTTATCATTCTCGATTCTCTGAGCATACTCACCTAGACCCAATGATGACAAGATGAAGATAACAGCTTGCTCTACTGGGATATCTGGCGACACATAACTCACGATCAATGCAACTGCCGAAGAAACAAACGCTGCTACTCGGGCTGGGTTGCGGTGGATAAACGATTTGATCTTTTCCATTTAGTCCTCCTTTGGACTCGGTACTTCACACTTCTGTGGGTTCTTACTCTTCAGATGGGCAATGACCGCATCTGGTGAGGAGAACACCTTCTTCTTGAGCCAAGGGAACCAAGTGCTGGTGTCCTTGTCATGCTTCGGGTCTATCGAAACATGAAGGTGTTTTGAGTGTGGGTTAGATCCGGTATACCGGCGGTCACCCTCGCTTGCTCTGGCACGAGACCAGATCTTGCTATCAAAGATCAAGTAGGCAACCCTCTTGTCCTGCTTGAACTTTTGAAATAGTTCGTGACAGTCTACTCCTGCCTTGGGATCGTGGGTTAGATCCACGGCGTGTCCTGTGTTGTGGTCTGAGTTAGGACTGGCCGCAAGATGTGCAGCCGAAGGGAGTAATCCATCGCTGGCTTTCGCCCTCTTTGGCCACCGCTTGGTCGCTTGCTTCAGCAGCGATTTGGCAGCAGGTGTCGCCGTCTTTGCAACAGGTTTCATTTATCGCTTCCTTATCCATACTTGGGATCCTGTATCTAGTAGTTCTATCTGATCCTTGAGCAGGGTCAGAAATAGGTCTATGGCTGGCTGTGGTCGCTTCTCAAGGGGTAAACCCTCTCCCCATAGGTAATCATCAAAGGCCATGATTCCGCCCCTTTTAAGGGCTTTCCAGCCAAGGCTGGCATCGTGCCAGACTGCCTGAGCTGTATGGTCACCATCGATATAGATGAAGTCATAGACCTCAGTCTCATCGGAGGTGGTCAGGTATTCAAGGCTGGTCTGCTTGACCTTTATTACTCGTGGGTAATCTTTCAGCTTCCAGTCATAGGTCTTCTCAACATCTGAGAAATCCATCTGGTGATGGGCTTCCTCGTCAGATCCATGCCAAGTGTCTACATCGACAAGGACTGAGGTCTTATGGGTCAGGACATTCTGGACAAGCCAAAGGCTGGCATCTCCTGTGAATGCACCTATCTGAAGGAAGTGTAGGTTCTCTTGATCCTTAAATCTTGCTAAGTGTTTGTCGAAGTAAGTTACTGCGTAGCTGGCAAACCAGTTTGGGTAACTCATTTCTGAATCAGATACTCGTATAGTTTGTCAACCTTTGCTTCGAGTCTGTCGACTTTATCCCGGATACTTGATCCGCCATTTGGCTTTAGTTCTGCAAGGTAGTGTTTTACTAACCATCGGATTGCACCAGCGAATGCGGTGACGATTGTTGTTACGGCGACCGCAAGGCCAGCCCAGTCCAAGTAGTTCATTAGACAACCGTTCTCATTGTGATAGTGATGATCCCTCCGAAGTTCTCAAGATTCTGAGATGGTGGGGTCATGCGAGTGAATGCGATTTCTTCGATGACAGTATCGAAGTTTTCACCAGAGGTGAAATCCTGTACGAGAACGGTAGAGCCGCTTGACTCAAGAGATTCAAGGGCTGCGATACGGATCTTGGCTCCATCTTCAACACCGAATCGAACACCCCTTCGATCGGTCTCGAAGTCATAACACATCAAAGGCATCTGGATCAGACGAGATCGAGTAGGTGATGGGATAGCTTTGATGGCATAACCCCTCAGTAATGCACCCTTTGTTGCATCTGTTGCTTTACGATAAAGAGTAAATGTCAACTGTCCGTTGACTTGTGGCGTTAGATAAGCCGCCGATAGGTCGAAGTCTGTGTTGTATTCATTACCCTCAGTTAAGGTAACGATCTGTGAACGACCTTCAATAGAGTCTGCGTAGACTTCAATCTTTCCTTCAAGGGTATCGGTCTCAATACGGACACGCTTCCATGCCTTCTTCTCGAGAGTACCCCAGTTAACGATTGCAGTCTGAATGCTTCCTTCAGATACCAACTGAGTAGCGTGTTCAATCCATACACCACTTGCTGTGATGGAGAAGAATAACTGACCAGTCGTTGGGAAGAAGCCTAGGTTGTCTACAGATCCAGTAGTTCCGGATGCATAGATATCAGTAGCGTATGGATAACCACCATCTTCTAGTAGCTGTCCAAGATAGATTCGGTAGGTGCCAGAAGCACCACCGATACCACTCTTAACACCAGCCCAGATATAAGAGTCTCTTGCTGCAAAGCAAGTTACTGGATTGGTTGTTTCAAAAATAATAGGGCCATAGACAATACTTGCATCATCTGCAATGGCAGCAATACGGACACCACGAGATGTTCCAATAGCAAGATAGGTTCCAAGATAACCAAAGATAGTTCTAACAGTTTCACCCAAGGGGATATCTGCTACAGAGATAGCAGCTCCTAAGTTACCTGTAGTTGCATCGGGCTGAACCTTGAAGATTGATGACTTATCACCGGCATAACCAGATAGATAGATGGCCCCTCGGCCATCTGCTATACCTGTCCATTTCCATCCGATTGGTACCGTCTTGGTATTAGCAATAGCGGTAACGCTTGAAAGGTTTGCAGCACCACCATGGGCAGCAAAGGTTAGTTCGTATACACCAGCAATAGTTGATCCAGATGCAAAGGTAATACCTGCAAGGATTCGGTTCTTAACAAACTTCATAGTAATACTAGAAGCAGAAGCAACTGATGAAATGTCGTAATGCTGGTGGAGAGTTGCACCACCAGTAGTTAGATCGATATCATAGATATAATTGGCAGTAGCAATATAAAGAGTTGATCCATCTGTTTCAGCAGCTAGGATTTCAGCAGATAGGTCTGCACCAGTTAGAACTGTGGTTGCAGTACCGGCAGAGGTGACCTTAGATACACGAATATCAGATGATGATGTTGATGTAGATGTGCAGTTAACAGCAAGAACAAAATCTGTACCATTCAAGGTTGCAGGGATTGCAATAGTTCTGGCAGTAGATGATGTTGAGGTTACATTGTAAAGTTTTGAGGTGTCTTTAAGGAGAGAAAGTTCACCAATGTTCCATGGGTTGATACCTGTGGATGTGTAATAGCGGAAGCGAAGAAGATCAGGATTACCCTCGAGTGCTTCTTGAAACTCGATACCTGCACCAAGGTGCCACGATGTTTGAGATCGAACCCAAAGACCTGAGTCAAGGGTCTGCTCACCCGGTTCACGAGCTTGGTCAACACGCTCATATTTCCATCGGGCAGTCGATCTACGGTATGGCACAGTATCTGTGATGTTGTAGAGGAATGGCAAACCTCCGATAGCAACATCAAAGGCATAGGTGTCTGGATCGTAATACTGAGATGTACGACCTGTAAGGTCGACAATAACTGTCTCGGTAATATCTGGCGACTTAGAGATCTTTAATACCACGCAGACTCCTTGGGTTAAAAGTTAATGGAAGTTCTTACTTATGACATTAGGCGAGGACTCTTCCGAAACTGCCTCTGTTTCAATATTTAGAAAGTAATTGTTCCATCACCAGTAAACTGATATACGGAATTACCATTTACTGTAGATGTAGCTGGAGATCCTGTAGTTGAAACAGCAGGTATTGGGGAACTTAAAATGATTATTCCTGAACCGCCAGCCCCACCAGAGTTGGCACTATCTCCACCAGCACCACCACCACCACCACCAGTATTAGCAGAACCAGCACTACCTCCTGCATTTTTTCCTCCAGATGCTCCACCACCAGAACCACCTGCTCCAACAACGCCAGCGTTACTGTTGTTGGTATTAACTCCACCTCCGCCACCTCCGGCATAAGTGACTGAAGAACCTGTTATGGATGAAGCAGTTCCTGCACCACCTGCTCCTGCATTATTTCCACTAGCTACAGTTCCAGCAGCACTAGCTCCACCACCGCCTCCACCGGGAAAAGGCTGTCCACTTACGGAACCACCACCACCTTTATTTCCTTGACCATAAACGCCAGATTGACCCGGAGTAAATCCAGAGCCAGAACCAGCTCCGCCGCCACCACCACCGCCGGCTGAACCTCCGGGGCTTCCCTGATAACCACGATCTGCATCAGCTCCGCCTCCACCGCCAAATGCTGCAACGGTTTTGAAACCAACGCCAGTAATAGTTGAGTTTCCACCTTGATTACCACGACCAGATGTTCCGCTATTGGCTCCACCAGATCCAGCGGCACCGATAGTTATGGTGTGTGATTTGCCTCTGACAAAGTTCACAGTTGAAGTTAAGAAGCCACCGGCTCCTCCACCACCACCTCCACCACCACCACCAGCGGTAACGCCACCACCACCTGCTCCGCCACCAACTGCAAGGTATGTGACTGGAACTGTGAGTATGTAGTCAGTATCGCTTTTACTAAAAGAGTTAAGAGCCATTAGATAACCTCATCAAGATCAATCCAACTTAATGTTTCTTCATCCCATGTATAAAGTTTCTTTCCTTCTCCATAACCATGATCTTCTGGTATTGAAACTGGCGATTCCCATACTTTAGTTTCTGTATTAAGTATCCAAGAAGGATATGGTTTAGGTGGTATGAATGAATCTAAATCTTCATTATAGATATATCCAATACCTGCGTAACGAGTTCTAAAAGAACCGTTATATGAAGTTTGTTTCCATTTATTATGACCATAAAGATCAGTAAGAAAATCGATTCCTTTTTGTTCAGACTCAATACCATTTTCAGATATGACATCGTTGTTCACAACATGAACAGCAATGACATTATTATTGTCGTCTAGTTTTGCAAAATGTGCCATTTATTTCTCCTTAGAAAGTTATCGATCCGTCACCAGTCCACTTGTAAACACGCCAAGAACTATCAGATCCTGAAGTGTCTGGTGAACCAGTTGTTGATTTTGGCATTGGATATATTATTGGGTAGCGAATGATTACTATTCCAGAACCACCAGCACCACTCGCTGAGGATCCAGTATTCCCTCCACCTCCACCTCCGCCTGTGTTGGTTGATCCAGCAGTAGCAGCAGTTGAGTTAGATGAGTTAGAGGATCCATTTCCGCCACCACCAGAACCACCTGCTCCATTGTAGGCACCACCACCGCCACCAGAATAAGTAACTGATGAACCACTAATAGAGGAAGATCTTCCTGCTCCACCTGCTCCGCCACTTGTTCCGGAACTATTTATTGCAGCAGCTCCAGTATTGGTTGCACCGCCGCCACCGCCACCGCCATAGTTACCGCCAGTTTGAAGTCCTATTCCACCTGCATAACCCTGTTGTACGCCAAAATCTGTATAAAAATAACCACCTTGATGACCATAACTACTTCCGTGACCACCACCGCCACCAGAGCCACCAGTTCTACCGGGGCCTATATTTGTGTTTCCTGTGCTGTAATGATAATCGCCACCACCAAGACCACCGCCAACTGAAGTAATACTTCCAAAAACAGAGTTTCCACCATTACTTGGTGCAACACCTCCAGCTCCTGCTGTACCACCACCACCAATAGTTACTGTGTAAGAAGTGTCTGCGGTTATAGAAATAGTTCCAGTACGAAAACCACCACCACCGCCACCACCAAACGATCCACCACCACCACCAGCAACAACCAAGTATTCAACTGTTGGTGTTATGGCACGAGTATTACTTAAAGAAATATTTGAAGAAAATTTACGAATAGCCATTAGAAAGTAATACTCCCATCTCCAGTCCATTTGTATATCCAATATCCCGGAGCAGTTGATGTATCAACCGTTGGGGATCCTGTAGTTGAAGAAGCGGCTTGAGCTGATTTAACAACAACATAACCACTACCGCCCGAACCACCCGCAAATGTTCCTTGCGGATAAGAACCTGCACCACCACCGCCAGTATTGGTACTACCGTTGGCTCCTGCTGCACTAGCAGTAGAACTATTTGCTCCACCACCTTGACCACCAGAAGCGGCAGTATTTCCTGAACCAGCACCTCCGCCGCCATAATAAGTAGCAGAACCAGTTATAGACGATTGCTTACCGTCACCACCATTACCGTCAAAGTTGGTTGAATTGCGTTGGCCACCACGATATGCAGAGTATCCTCTTGCACCGGCCCCTCCACCGCCACCTGCTTGTTCATAATAACCAGAAGCGTGAAAGCCGGGGCCTCCATCAAATCCTTGACCTTCAACAGCAAAGCCACCAGCAAACCAAGTTAATGTCGGTTGATCTACTCCGCCTCCACCACCGCAGCCACCGTGGGTTCCTGCACTATCTCCTCCACCACCGCCACCACCGATTGCGGTGAGATTGTAAAATACAGAGTTAGTGCCATTTCCACCATTAAAGTTTCCAGATGTACTTACACAAGTTCCACCACCACCAACAGTTACGGTTAATGCGGTACCGGTAGGAACTATGTATCGAGATCCGGTGAGGACTCCTCCTCCACCGCCTCCACCACCGCAGTTAAATCCCTTACCGCCAGCTCCTCCGCCAGCAACTACTAAGTATTCAACATATATCCCGGGAGTAGTAGATTGATCCCAAAGTTTTATTTTGGAAGATCTAAACTTAGTAATAGCCATTGACTAACCTTTCAGTTATTAAGCAGAAAGTTCTGAACCGAATGCTTGGAAAGTTAAAGATGATGATGCAGATGCATAGCATCGAATAGAGTTTCCAGCAGCTAATGTAATACCTAGTGTTAATGCTACTGAATCATTAGCTGCGATAGGTACATCATATGCAATGTAATGTTCATTAGCGAGTGTCGTACCACTTGTTGGTTTAATGGATAAACGATAAGTACGAGCAGATGTTGATATGTTAGCAATCACGATGGATGAAACCACCGCTGCTGATGAAGATGGAACGGTATAAAGTTCCTCTTCTGTCGTTGCGGCCGCAGCCTTGCGACCAAGTACTTTATATGCCATTTGTTATGCTCCCATCAGAAGGAATGGATCTAATCCGCCGCTACCTGCTTCGGATGCTTTGGCTAAAGGATACCCTCCAGCCGTGACACCATCGTGTACAACGATTGTGTCTTTGTCGGTGTCGACAGTTACTTCACCGACTA